ATCCATTCTCATAGTCTTCAAATTCATTACCTATCCATCCGCCTCGTCTGCTTGAGGTAGGGACTTCAGAAGACAGCGCGCGACGCTCTCCAAAAATACTATAAAGAAGTGATGTATCAAAAAAATCACCATTTGCAATATCGCCACTCTCATCTAATGAAATGTCATAATCTCCATTAGTATCAGGTGTCATTAATATATCAGTTGTCATGGTACCGGAGGTCCTGAATTATCTGTTCCTTCAGTGACTAAAGTATGTAGATGTCCTTTACCAATATTAGTTGAATCGTTAGTAACACTCCCCGTAATTGATAAATCTCCATTAATAGCAACATTTCCATTTAAAGTAATGTCGCCGGAATTTATATTGATATTATCTGAATTCAAAACCACATCATTATCAGTTGTTATTATAATATTTCCACTTTGGTCTATTTTAATTTCCGTGTTGGTGGTTGGCTGATATACGGCAACTTCACCTTCCTTCAAATCAGGACGCTTATTAGGATTATAGGCTATTCCTACCTTATTTTGCGCATTACATCCAACCATAAAGACTAACGCTAGTGATTCATTAGGAACTGCATTAGCATGGAACCCATAAGGATAAATAACAGCACAGTTTGACACTTTTTCCTTATAAGTTATTTGCTGCCTAAACCAATTAGCTGCACTATTTCCTGCTTGTGTTATTTTAGCCCATATAATCATTATCTAATCTTTTCATCCATAACAACAATAGGTTCATCCAATACCAAACTATACGCATTTTTTTCCAATAAATTAATTTTTGTTATTGATCCTCTTTGCAAATCTACTTGAAACATAATATCATTTATCAACATATTACCATCAATACCACAAAAAACATCAACAACAGGTATAACCTTGTTGATTTCCCATATCTTATCACTATTGAAGTCCCCATCATAAGCGTGCCCAGCCACATCAACACCATAGGCACGGCCACGTACTTTCCTTATATTTGCTTCCCATTCTGCTCTATTAAAACTGTCACTTTCATCATAAGCCTCTTCTGCGTTAATAGTTAATTGTCTTCCTTTTTTTATACTGTTATCAATAGTTTGTCCTTTTATGTCAACTACGTCATCTAGATCTGTACTTTCTCCTGCTTCAAAAGCTGATACATTATCTTGAGATGTTATCTTATATAAATTAAATCTATTAGAATTGTTGTAAGTTACTTTCCCTCTTAATATATTGTTATCTTTTCCATTTATTATATTCTGCAATTTTGCATTACCTAACTTTTCTTGACTCCCTTGTGTTATAACAATATTCCCATCTCCATTTGACGTTAAAAGAACTTGTCGTTGTCTTGCTAAATGCTCTATAAATTCAAAAGCACTAGACCCGGGTTCTGGGGAAGCAACATCATTTGTGTCAAATTCATTCCTGCTTGTTTCATTTATTTCAGTGCCTTCCAATACTTTTACGTCAGATCCAATATCTTCTATAATTTTTTCAATAATGTTTTTTAAACTAACACCTTTTCCTATATCGGATAAATTATCAATATACGAGTCAACTATATCTGATGTATTATCCCTTCCTGAAATATCTAAAGTATGACTATCTTTATCATATGTAACTTCTAATACCTCAATAACCCCAGTCAATACCAATACATTATTTACAAGTACTTTACATTTGTCACTAACAGAAAATGGTAAAACAGAATTATCGTTTTTCGCTATAATAAAATGAAAAGTATTGCACAACGAGTCCAAACGTATATTGACTCTTCCTTTTAGGAAATTATTATATGGAACTCCATTTACTTCAATAATAATACTCATGATGAAATTATTTTTATAGTTCCATTAGCGAAAGATGAGTCACTTATATTATTTAGATTTGCAATATCTTCTCCCAATTCCGAATCACCATAATATTGATAAGATAATAATCTAGTGCTTATCTCTGTTGTAATGATTTCTATTATTTGTCCAAGTATTATTCTATTATCATCAAAAAGATTCTCAACCGCTCCTCTTTGATCGGTTATTTCCAACTTAGTATCAGTTGATATACCTATTAACTCATCAACACCACTAAGATTTTCTATAACATCATCCTTAATAATAAATTGATATTGTTCCTCAAGAACGTCAGCTATTTCGTTTTGTTGTTCTATAGTAGTGAAGTCTAATTGACTTGCTAATGTATAAGCATGAGCCAAAGAATAAGCATTGATATTATCGTTTAATATTTTTCTATTCTTTTTTCTTTCAATATTAGAAATTGTGTTATCATCAATAGGTATATCATCAGCACCAAAATTAAAGAAATTAGCCATAACACCTAAGGCAGCTTCAACAGTAACGTACATTCCTGAAATAGTAGAAAAAACGTTATTTAATGATGATGCTAACGCCACGGGGTCTCTTACTAAATTTGCAGCATTAGCACTCAACTGTCCCACTTGATTATTGAAAATATTTACCTGGTCTTCTGTTATAGAAAATAGATTGGAATTATTATTTATTTCTTCAACTATTGAATTAACTTGAGATATCGAGTCATTTATATTTTTGCTGAATGTAATTAAGAAATTTTCTTCAGTGTCCTTTTTCGTCCCATCTGCTACATCTTTTTCTTTTTCTTGCACTTGACTTAATGAATTGGATGCTACCTCGGGAACACTTTGTGGCAACGTTGATTCAAATTGAATAGTAAACCTTGCTTTTCCAAATTGTCTGAAATCTTCAGTTAAAGTCCATTCTGTTGCTATAACATTGTCAATTATTCCTAAAAATGGATGAACTAATTTTCCACTTTCTTGATCATCAAGAACTTTTACTAAATTGTCTCTTTTTAACTTATAAGCTTCATCCTTGGTATTATTTATAAATGCTCTTACTGGGTAGCTTTTTAGTTTAACACCTAACAGTTCTATATTTTGATTGTCACTATTAACAAAAACATGTTTAACGTTTTTAATTCCACCAGTAGTGGTTGTTCCGTCTACTGAAAAACCAACTTCTTTATAAGATGCAGGAAATGCTGTTTCGAGAAGGTTCATAGAGAATAAGGCACCATATTAACTCCAATATTGAAGTCGTTATCTTCCTCACTTGTTACCATTGTATGTACCTTTGAATTTGATTCATTAGATATATTTATATCTAAATGAACTTTCATTTCTTTTGTTAATGACATAATTTCTCTCATAGGTCGTGATACGTGTTCAGGAAAAAAGTCTAAAGGTAAACCCATTGATATTAGTTTATCGTTTAACTTTTTGTCCATCGCTGCTTGTTTACGGCGATTCATGTAAAATAGTTTTAATTCTCTTCCTGATGTTATATGATCTCTTCCTGTAACATGATAAACATCGTCACTGAAAATAGGTTTATTCACATCAACGCCGCTCTTACCAGCAAATCTTTTTCTAATTCTCTCAAATCCATCATCAATACCAAACAACGCATCCCCTACATCTAATAATAAATCCTTTACAGTAAGTATTTTACTTGATCCAAAGGCAAAGCTTTGACCTAAAAGCTGCATTGCTGCAGCGATGTCTTTTATTGATTCTGCAACCTGTTCCATATCTTTTTCATCAAATGACTCAATCCATTTTACTGTATCATCAGCAATTTTTTCAAAAACATCGCTTTCACTTAATTTTAAAAATGTTTTTATTAATGCATTGTTAATAGCTATTTCTACTGCTTTAATTTTAGAACCAAGCGTTCCTAACCTTATTCCTGCTTGTTGAGAAGCAATAGAAGTATCAGAAATGGAACTATTCATTTCTTTTATTTTTTCTCTGCTGTCCACCATCATGCTGCCAACTGCAACAGCCATTTGACCAAATAGTTCTGTTTTCTTCTTTGTGGACAAATTTCTTTTATGTAAATTTTCTAAAGCAGTATCCAAACCAACAACGGAAGGTTTTAATTTATCAAATTTCTTTGACAAAGATTCAAGCCTAAGAAATACGCTTCTTAAAGCTGTGCCAGCTCTTTGGCCCTTTTCACCTTGCAATGATAAAACTTGCAGAACCGCATTAACTTTCTCAAATCCTACCCCTGCAAATTTAGCTGCAACACCTGCACGCACAACAGCAACACCGGTTTGCGCTACCTCAGAAGCACCAAATTTTGATCCTGCTGCCAATACATTGACAAATCTTGCTGTTTCTTTAGCAGAAGCACCAAATTGATTCAAAGATTCTGTTACTATCTGTGCGGATTCGGCTAGTGATATCCCTGACGCATTAGCCAAGAGTAGCGTTTGTTCCGTGATATTGGATAATGCTTTGGGGTCTTTTAATAGTTCTGCTTTTGCGGAAGCTACAAGCTTGAAAGCCATAGCTATTTCGGCTGCTGAAATGTTGGCTTTTTTAGATAATCTTAACGATTCATCGGAATAGAATTTTAATTCTTTTCCTGTTGATCCGGTTATAGACGCTAAATCCGCCATTGAATCTTGAAATTTAATGCCTTGGCTAAAAAACTTTCTTATCCCAACAAAACCTAAGGCAGCAGTAGCGAGAGCACCAAATTTAGAACTAACAACCTTTAGTTTGCTACCTAAAGAATCGAAAGTTTTTGTCATTCTTTTAGTGCTTAGGGATACTTTTTGCGATACACTGCTAAAAGCATCCTTTGCAATAACAACGAACGATATCTTATTTGCCATTTACATGATTCGCTATTTGTTCTGTTTCTTCTATAACAATCAATAGCTTATCAAAAGACATGTCAAGCAATTCTGTTAATGATAAACCGCCCTCGTAAAACTTAACTATCCATAGCATTTCTTTTATGAAATCCTTCTCTTCTTTTATTAAAGAGAAGGTATAGTAAAATCAACAATAAATTTACCCGTTATTCCATAAATATCTTTCAATGACATTTTATCATATACAGAATTATTTAAATTAATTTCACCATCAATTTTCGCCATTCCTTTAGATATGATTATTGCTTTAACATTCAATAATACTTTTACAATATCCACACCTTTTGCTAATTCAAGTGTTGTGATCATGGCAACTGGATCAAGCCCACTATCTTCTTCGCTTTCACTATCTTGAGTCGACGATTGCTGCGTAACACTGTTTTGTTCTTGAGACCATTGAATAGCTTTCATAACCTCACATCTAATAGGTGCGAGATTAGTTAAAAATTTAGCGCTTGGCATTGATAAATCTATAAATTGTGCTTTTTCCATATTCCCTTTGAATGCATAATCTAATTCACCGACAAGCATATAACGATGATCTGACATAAATTAACCTCATATTAAATGGCAGGATTGGCTTTAAATTCCATACTAAAAGTTCCATCCACGCCTAGTTTTTTTTCTGGATCATTCAACACAGCGGCTTGTGTAAA